GCTTTGGGTCAAACTGAGAAGAACTCGCATTGAGCATATGTCGGCGGGTCTTCTCCCGAAAGCCGACATTGCTCGGCGCGGTTGGCACGGCGGAAAAGTGCCATAACCGGACACTGTTCAAACGGACGCTCCTAGCCGCTTAGGGAGGCCCTGGTTGATCCACCAGAGCTTCCTCACCCCGCCCCAAAAGGGAGACGGCTTTAAGCCTCTTGGACCAGCTCAGCCAGCTTCTTGCGGGCAGATAACATGCGGGTCTTCACGGTGGCGACCGGGAGGTTGAGGATCAGCGCGCAGTCCTCGACCGAATTTTCGTGGAAGTACACGAGGTCAAGAATATCGCGATCATCGGCCGAGAGCTTCATCAAGGCTGCCCGTATCAGCTCGCCGCGATTCTTCTTCTGCAAGGTGATCTCCGGATTGTCGGCACTTTCGGCCACGGTGGTTTCGATGGTTTCGATTTGTTTCTAGATGGCATCGGGCAACCCGCGCTTTTACGGTTGGTTCCATCGGGGGTGGAAACCGAAAAATGCTAGAGGCCGCCGAGGCGTCTACGCCGCAAAGGCAAAAGCCCCGGAAAATGGCCTCCGCGAACGTTGGTAGCGCGCCCCCCGCTACCGGCTCGTCGAATTTCTTTTTGCACTCAACGGCCTACCGATAATGATGGTAGCGCCGCCGACTTCACGGCGGCCAAACGCCGCCTGGTTTCGGGCGTCTGCAAACTGCAGGGAAGGCCCCCCGCTTTTGTTTTCGGATGTGAGCAATAATGCACAGCCAAAGCATCCCCCACAGGTCCATGGTGCGCCCCCCCGCCGGAAGCGCACCGATGCCAGCATATCGAGTCTATACCGTCACCACCGATGGCCACATCGCTGGGCCAGCCCAGATGATCGAGTGCGCCGACGAACAGGAAGCCGTCGGAAAGGCCGCCCACCTCACCAACGGAAAGTCGGTCGAGCTTTGGGACGGTGCGCGCTTTATTGTGCGGTTCCCGAGCGACGAAAAATAGTGGAGCGCTAGTCAGGCATTCTATGTCATCAGGTCCAACCGAGTGTCCACCGAACGTCCTTGTAGTGGAGGACGAGATGGTTCTGCGCATGCGCGCGGTCGACATCGTTGAGGATGCCGGGTTCACGGCGGTTGAAGCCGTCAATGCCGACGAAGCGCTTTCCATTCTCGAATCGCGCTCCGACATCTCGCTGCTATTCTCCGATATCCAGATGCCCGGGAGCATGGACGGATTGAAGCTCGCCCACGCGGTGCACGACCGCTGGCCATCCATCAAGATCATTCTGGTGTCCGGCCAGATTCAATTGTCCGATGCGGACAGGCCAGCGGACAGCCGCTTCTTCGGCAAGCCGCTGGAGGTGGGGCAGATGGTCGCTGAGCTGCAGGAGATGGTGGGAACGGGCGCACTAAAGATCGTTCCACAGGAAGCAATACCGCTTGCGGCTGAGGCGCTCACCAGAACGAAGCTCACTAGCAAGTCTCGCTCCGCCGCTCAGGAGATCTTGACAGCCGAAAATGACAGCCTTCGGCTGTTGCTGGAACAGGCTGGCATCGACGCCAAAGCCCTGCTCGCGCAGGCCGGCATCGACGCCAAGGAGCGTGAAGCCGCGGACAAGCTGCAGAAGCTCATTCTCGGAGAAATGCATCATCGCATCAAGAATACTCTCGCGACCGTGAGCGCCATTGCGGCCCAGAGCCTGCGAACGGCGACCAGCATCGAGCACGGGCAGCAGGCCATCGAAGGCCGGTTAGTCGCGCTCGGGCGTGCGCACGACTTGCTGATGCAAGTCAGTTGGGCCAACGCCAGTCTTGCGAATACCGTTCGCGGCGCGACCGAGCCCTATGACGGCCAGGGTGCAGGGCGTTTTTCGATCGATGGCCCCGATATCGGGATCACATCTGGCGCCGTGATCGCGCTGGCGATGACGTTGAACGAACTATGCACAAACACAACGAAATTCGGTGCGCTGTCGGTGCCCGCCGGGCGCATTGAAATCGCGTGGACGATCGCCGCCGAAACCCAACGGCTGCGACTGACCTGGACTGAAAAAGGCGGTCCGGTCGTCCAGGCACCCACCCGGCGAAGCTTCGGCACCCGCATGATCGGGTCGCTTGGACAGCAGTTGAATGGCCAGGTTCAGCTCGCCTATCAGGCGACCGGGTTCATTTATATGCTGGATGTGCCGCTCATCTCCCTGACGGCGAAGGCGTGACACGTTTTGGCGACGACGCACCGATTTGATTCAACGTGCGGCGCATCTGCTCGCAATCCACGACCGCCGTGAGCATCGCGCCAGGCTCAGCATTCTGGTGCTGCCGGTAAGGATTGAACTTATGACCTCTCCCTTACCAAGGGAGCGCTCTACCGCGTCGACGTCTCGTCCACGGCAATTTCGATTGACTTGTAACAGCGAATCTCCTATAAACGGAACACTCCAAAACTGCGTTTGAACACCGCTCCGCTGCTGGAGCCGCCCTCCTAGGGCTCCAGCATTCCGGGGCGGAATGTTTTTGTGGGGTGCGCGGGCGAGCGATGATTTCGCGCTCGCCGGCGCGTCGAGACACAGCGTCGGCACGGCAGCGTAAATCTCGGCGCTGAGTGGCTGACTGCATTGCGATCCGGCAGCGCGCGTTGATCGCGTGCCGTTCGCAGACACCTGTCTCCACGCTCTCCGATTTGGAGCGGCGTCGGGCTTCCCGCCCGTCGTCGGCGCGTGGCGTTTGATTGCGAGGTCCGGCGAACCGGCGGTTGGATCGAGGGGAAAATGACATTGCAATGCGACAGAAGTGCTTGGAATGCAAAGCGAAGGAAGCGCTATGCGGAAGACTTGGAACATCGAGAGCGGCGTAAGGCGCAACATCGCGCCTATTACGCGGTCCACAAGGAGCAAATCAAGGAGCGCCAGCGGCGCAGAAGCTGGGCGAAAAAGCTGTCGGATTTTTGGCGCCGGCTCGCGCGCTTCTACGGGATCTCCAGGGAACAGTACGAAGGCCTGCTGGCAAAGCAGGGCGGCGTGTGCGGCATCTGCAGGAAGCCGCCGCAAGAGCCGCTATGCGTCGATCATTCCCACGCCACCGGCAGGGTGCGCGGGCTGCTCTGCCGCAAGTGCAACACCGGGCTCGGCTTCTATGACGACGATGCGGGCTTGATGACGGCGGGCAGCGCTTATCTCAGGAGAGGCGCTGCCGACGACGAGTAACGTGGCGGCGCCCGCTGGAGCCGCCACACCGGAACGGTCCCGAGGTCTGCGGTGCAGCGCGCCAAAGGCGCGCTTTGCGCTGCGCCCTGGGACACACCGCTTGGCGTCGCAGCACGCGCGTGCCGCGACGGCGAGCATCCTCGCAAAAGCTGACCTGACAACCCTTTCGATGCGTCCGATGCGCGCCGCTGCGTGCCATGCAACTGAAGTCCGGAACCACCATGCCGAAAATGTCCGATGCCGATCTGCGCGCGCTGCTCGCCGCGGAGAAGGCCGATGCCTTGTCCGCGATGGCGGCGTCCAAGCTGTCGGAGGAGCGCGCCGCCGCGCTCGACTACTACCTCGGCGACATGTCGCGCGACATGCCGGCGCCGGACGGCCGGTCGAAGGCGGTGTCGACCGATGTCGCCGACACGGTGGAAGGGCTGATGCCGGCGCTGATGGACATCTTCACGTCGGGCGACGAGGTGGTTCGGTTCGAGCCGGTCGGGCCGGAGGATGTTGCCGCCGCCGAGCAGGAGACGGATTACGTCAATCACGTCTTCATGCAGCAGAATGCCGGCTTTATCGTGCTGTATTCCTTCATCAAGGACGCGCTGCTGTCGAAGGTCGGCATCGTCAAGGTGTGGTGGGAGACGCGCGAGGAGCATGAGCGCGAGACCTATTACGATCTCGATGATGCGGCGTTCGCCATCATTGCCGCGGACCCCGGGGTCGAGATCGTCGCGCATACGGAGCGGCGGCCAGCGAATAGCGAAATCGCGGGTAGCGAAGAAGCCCATCCCGATTCGCCCCCCGCTATCAGCCATTCGCTCCTCCATGACGTCACCGTGCGGACCACGCGCACCCGTCAATGCGCGCGCGTGGAAGGCGTGCCGCCGGAGGAGTTCGGCATCGCCCGCAATGCGCGCTCGATCCGCGACACAGACTATTGCTTTCACGACGTGCTGCGGTCGGAAGCCAGGCTGATCGCGCAGGGCTACGACCGCGAACAGATCAAGCGCCTGCCGTCCCATGGGGTTGCGGATACGATCGAGGCGCAGGCCCGCGATACCGTCAACGAAGGCACGCAGAAACAAGGTGATGAAGGGCACAATACCGCCAGCCGCCTGATCCGCGTCACCGAACACTATGTGCGGATGGACTACGAGGGCAATGACTTATTGAGCGAAGACGGGCGTAAACGCCCTGATGCCCGGCTTTATCGCGTGACCACGGGCGGGGAGGGCGAGGTGCTCAAGCGCGATGGCGAGCCTGATGTCATCGAGGTAGACGAGATTCCGTTCGCGGCGATGACGCCGGTCATCGTCACGCACCGGTTCTTCGGCCGCTCCATTGCCGATCTGGTGATGGACATCCAGCGCATCAAGACCGCGCTGTTGCGCGCGCTGCTCGACAATGCCTATCTGGCCAACAATCCCCGCACCGAGGTGCCGGAGAGCCACGCCACCGAGACCACGCTCGACGACCTGCTGGTGTCGCGGCCGGGCGGGATCGTGCGCACGAAACTGCCGGGCGGGCTGAGCGTCATCGCGCATCCCGATGTCGGCGGCCACGTCTTCCCGTTGCTGCAATACCAGGATGCCACGCGCGAATGGCGCACGGGCGTGTCGCGGCAGGGCCAGGGCGTCGACCCCAATGTCCTGCAGAACCAGGTCGCGACCATTGCCAACCAGATGTTCAACGCGGCGCAGGCGAAGATGAAGATGATCGCGCGCATCTTCGCCGAGACCGGCATCCGCGACCTGTTCGCGCTGCTGCACGCGGTGGTCCGCAAGCACGGCTCGCAGCCGCAGACGGCGCGGCTGCGCAACCAGTGGATCACGGTCGACCCGCGCGACTGGAAGGCGCGCAACGACATGACCATCAATGTCGGCCTCGGCACCGGCACCAAGACCGAGCAGTTCGCGCATCTCAACATGGTCATCGGCGCCCAGGAGAAGGCCATCGCCGCCGGCCTGGTGAGCCCGAAGAACCTCTACAATTCGGCCCAGGAGCTCACCAAGCTCGCGGGCCACAAGAACGTTGGCCTGTTCTTCACGCCGCCCGGCACGCCAGGCGATCCGAACGACCCGGCGTCGGCCCCGATCCAGCCTCCGTCGGATCCGAAGGCGCAGGAAGCGCAACAGCGCATCGAGCTCGAGATAGCCAAGGCCGCAGCCGATGGGCAGCTCAGCGCGCAGAAGCAACAGGCCGACCAGCAGATGAGCGTGGCCAGGATCGCGGCCGATACGCAATTCAAGCGCGAGCAGCTCAAGATCGAGTTCGATCTCAAGGTGCAGCAGATGAACGCTGAATTCGCGCTGCGGCGCGAGCAGATGGCGGCCGAGATGGCGTTAAAGCGCGAGCAGATGCAGCTCGACGCGCAGGTCAGGCACGGCCGCGGCAATGCGAATGCGCAAACCCACTCGAATATAACCGATGCGAGCACGGCCGCGTCCAGCGCGATCGACGGCGTGCGCATGGGAGGAGAAGTCGGATAATGACGACCTAGTGTCCCGGTTCCGACGTTCGTATTCCTTTGCAGCACGCGCTCGTACGAACGTCGGAACCAAAGGGACACTAGCAACCATATGATTCCAGTGTGGCTTTGGATTTGGCGTTCCTATGAATGATTCACGGCAATGCTGTAGGAACGTCAAATCCGCCACACTGGCACGCAAATTTGTTGACTTTGTAACCCGAATCTTCTATAAAAACGCATCATCTAAAAATGTGAGCTGAACGCCGCTGCGGCGCCGCAAGGTCGATCATCGACCGGCGGTGCGCGCGGTCGTGACGACATGGCATCCGCCGCGCGGGGCCCATGACTACGAGCTACTGCGCACAACGCGCAGGGCTCTCCGGAATAACCAGGCAGAAGCGTTCGACGCCGAGCCGCGCATGGGAGCGCGATCGACGGCGTGTGCGCATGAGAGGGGAGGTCGGACCATGCTGACGTGGCACCTGTTGCGAGCGGCGGCGATCGCGCGTCATCGCGTCGTGTGGAGGGCGTGCGGCAGCGATCCCGCCACCTGGGAGCTTCACATGGACATGATCCGGGCCGTCTATGGGTATTGACCCATGAGCGAGGACAAGCTGCAGGCATCGATCTCGCGTGCCGCACGCGCCCAGGCACTGCTCGGCAACGAGCTGCTGCAGGAGGCGTTCACGAAGCTCGAGGACGATTACACCGCGGCCTGGAAAACCTGGCCGGCGGCCGACGCCGCCGGGCGCGAGCGCCTGTGGCAGGCGGTCAACGTGCTCGGCAAGGTGAAGGACCATCTCACACGCGTCGTCGCGGACGGCAGGCTCGCGCAACGTCAATTGAGCGACCTGGTTCACAGGCCGCAATAACCGAGGACATCATGGATCTGAACAACGAGGCCGGATTGAACACTGAGCAATCTGCCAGCGCGCAATCTCCCATCGCGGTGGCGCCAGCGCCCGCCGGCGACAGCCCGATGGACGCACGCGAGGCCGCGCGCTCGCTGGCGGCATGGCGCCGCGATCGCGGCCAGCAAGGCGATGCGTCGAAGGATCAGCCGCAGCTCAGCGCGCGCGCCGAACGCGCCGCGCCGCATGAGCCCGAGCAGGAATCGAGCCCCGCGCAGGCGGGAAGCGATGCCGGCGAGCGTCCAGCTCCCCCCGGCGAGACCGAGAGTGCCGATCCGGCAGCCGAAGCCCGCCCGGAGGCGGGGACGGACCTGCCGCCCATCGAGGCGCCGAGGTCTTGGACGAAGGAAGACAAGGAGCTCTTCACGAGCCTCCCTCGCGCGACGCAGGAGCGAATCGCCGAGCGCGAGCGGTCACGGGAGGGCGACTTCAACCGCCGTCAGCAGGAGGCCGCGGAAAAGAGCAAGGCCCTCGAGGCCGAACGCTCGAAGGCGGAACAGGCAAGGCAACAGTACGAGGCCGCGCTGCCGCAGCTTCTCCAGACGCTGGAGCAGCAACAGGCGGGCGAGTTCGCCGATATCAAAACCTTGGCGGACGTCGAACGCTTGGCACGCGAAGACTGGCCCCGCTACGCTCTATGGGACGTGCAGCAAAAGAAAATCGCTGAGGTCGGGCAACATCTCGCCCTGGCACAGCAGCGGCAAGCCCAGGAGCGCGTGCAGCAGTTCTCGGAATTCGCCCGGCGCGAGGACGATCTCTTCAAGGAGAAAGTCCCTGACATGGCGGACGCCAAGAGAGCCGCAGGCTTGCAGACCGCGGCGCTCGCGGTGCTCAAGGAACTGGGCTTCCAGGAAACGGAACTGGCGCAATCGTGGCACGGCCAGAGGGACTTGTCCCTGCGTGACCATCGCGTGCAGCTCCTGATCCGGGACGCGACCTTGTGGCGTGATGCGCAAGCCAAGGCGAAAGCGGCGGCAACCAGACCTGTCCCACCTGTCCAGCGGCCCGGCGTCTCGCAGCCCAAAGGCGCTGCGCAAGATGCGCAGATCCAACACCTCACCCAGAAGCTCGAAAAAACCGGCAACCTCAAGGACGCTGCCGCCCTGCTCCGGGCGCGCCGCGCCGGCACTCGTTAGAAAGGCACGATCATGGCTGTCCCCAGCAATACCTTCCAGACCTATCAGGCGATCGGAAACCGCGAAGACTTGTCCGACGTCATCTATCGGATCGATCCGACCGACACGCCCTGCATGACCGCGTTCGAGCGGGAAAAGGCGTCCGCGGTCAATCACGAATGGCAGACGCAGGCGCTTGCCGCCGTCGATACCGGCAATGCGGTGGTCGAAGGCGACGACGCCACGTCAGACGCGGCGACGCCGTCCGTCCGGCTCGGCAACCTGTGCCAGATCTCGGACAAGGTGGCGCGCGTGTCCGGCACCCAGCGCGCGGTTGAGCACGCAGGCCGCGACGACGAGCTCGAATACCAGGAGACGCTCAAGGGCCTCGAGCTCAAGCGCGACATGGAATCGATTCTCGTCGGCACCAACCAGGCCAAGGCCGCCGGCGATGGGACCACCAATCCGCGCAAGACGGCATCGATCCTGTCCTGGATCAAGACCAATACCGACAAAGGCAGCGCTGGCGGCGCGGCCGATCCGGCGGCGGCGGATGGCGCCGGCACCCGCACTGACGGCACCCAGCGGGCCTTCACCGAGGCGCAACTGAAATCGGTGCTGCAGAAAATCTGGAACAGCGGCGGCAAGCCCGACACGATCTTCACCGGCGGCTTCAACAAGCAGGTGTTCTCGACCTTCACCGGCCGGGCCACGCCCACCGAGGATACCAAGGCCAAGAAGATCGTGGCCTCGGTCGATTTCTACGAGAGCGATTTCGGCCGCCTCAGCGTCGCGCCCAACCGCTTCATGCGGGCGCGCGACGTCCTGGTGCTGCAGACGGAGATGTGGGCGGTCGCGTTCCTCAACGGCCGGCGCATGGTCTCCATTCCGCTCGCACGCACGGGTGACTCCGAGCGTCGCCAGATGCTCTCGGAGTACACGCTGGTGGCGCGCAACGAGAAGGCCTCCGGCGGCGTGTTCGATCTCACCACGTCGTAAACGCACCCATCTTCCCTGATCCGGGGCCGCCGCCAATGGCGGCCCTTTCCTTTTGCAGGAGGCCGAAATGGCTCTTCCCGAACTCCATCCCGTCAGCGAAGCGGTCGTTCTCGCGCATTCCGCCCAGATCGGCGCCGCGCCGGCTGCCGCCTACGCGCGCGTGCCATTCCGCGGCAAGGTCCTCAAGGTCGGCGTCGTCCAGAGCGCGGCCGTCACCGGCACGGCAACCGTGGCCGCCGCGGTGAACGGCAATGCGATCAGCGGCGGCTCGCTGTCGGTGACCGGCGGCGCGGCCGGAACGCTGTTCACCGCGGTCCCGACCGCGGCCAATGACGTCAACGAGGACGATGTCATCTCGTTCACGCCCTCGGGCGCCACCGGCTCCGCGACCGGCGCCTTCTTCGCCGTGATCCGGAGAGCATGAATGCGCTCCTCATCCCGCCACTCTTCCCGCCTTGGAGCCGCGCAAGACGTTGCGATCGGCGCGGCTTCGGGCGCCTCGGCCGCTTTCGGCGCCCAGACCTATCAAGTCCGGGTCGCGGCCACGAGCGCCTGCCGGATCAGGATCGGCGACGGCACGCCGACTGCGCTCGCGACCGACAGTTATCTGCCGGCCGATCGTCCCGAATATTTCACCTGTACGCCGGGCCAGAAGATCGCGGTCATCCAGGAGGCTGCCGCCGGCAAGCTCTCCGTTACGGAAGTCGCGTGATGCGTACCGATGTCCTGTTCGACCGCGCCGACAAGACCATCACCGCGGTCACCACCCAGGACACCGGACCGATCCTCGATCGCAATGCTGCCCTGCGAGCGCAGCCGCAGCGCAGCGATTTCGGCCGGCACATCGCCAGCATCCCCAACGTGATCCTGGTGCGATGGCTCAACGAGGAATATGCGCGCGGCAATACGGATCTCCGCATGTTCACGCCTGACTTCAACGAGCTGGTGGCGCGCAAGCTGGCGGATCCGGACTGGAAGCATCTGCGGGTGGATAAATGAGCATCACGACTTACACCGAGCTCAAGACCGCGGTCGAGAACTGGCTCGACCACACGCTGTTCACCGCGCGGGTGCCGGAGTTCATCGCCCTGTTCGAGGCTACCGCCAATCGCCGCCTGCGCGTGCAGCAGCAGGAGACCCAGGGGCCGGCGCTCATTCCATCGGCCGTGAATGGGTCGGTCCTGCTCCCCGCGGACTATCTGGCCTGGCGTCACGTCACCTGGCAGGGCACGCCGACGGTCGAACTGAACTACGTTCCGCCCGCATATCTCGAAGCGGCCTATCCGACTTTGGCGACAGGCATCCCGGCCGCTTTCACCATCGAGGGCATGGCACTCAAAATCCGTCCCCTGAGCACGACCGGGATCAGACTCGATTACTTCCAGAAGATTCCCGCGCTTACCGACGCGGTCGCGACCAACTGGCTGCTCACCGCGCATCCCGATCTCTATCTCTTCGGCGCTCTGGTCGAGGCCGAAATGTTCGGGGTGAACGACGAACGCGCGCCGCTCTGGAAGGCCCGGCGCGACGAAATCTTCGACGAGATCGAGAAGCTTTCCAACAAGACGCGCGGGGCCGGCGCCATCCGCGTGATGGGAGTGACGCCGTGATGCTGCCGTTCGGCGAGTACCGGCCCGACATTGCCAATTATAACGGCGCGACCTCGCGGCTCGCGCAGAACGTGGTGCCGCGCGCCGACGGCTATGGACCGTGGAAAAGCTTCGTTCCCTATTCCAATGCCATGCCGGGAGCCACGCCAAATCGCGGATTCTTCTACGCTCGCAAGTCGGACGGGTCGGTGGCGGCGTTCGCCGGCACCTTGAACAAGCTTTATCGGCTCAACGCCACCACGCTGTTGTGGGAGGACGTCTCTGGCGGCAGCTATGCCAATCTTCCAACCAGCTATCACTGGCAGTTCGCCCAGTTCGGCAATTTCGTCATTGCCGTTCATCCGAACGTTTCGCCCCTGGTCTATGATCTCACGTCGTCGGTGACTTTCGCCAATCTCGGCGGCTCCCCGCCACAAGCCTCCTATGTGGCCGTCGTCGGACGCTTTCTGGTGCTGAGCGGCCTGCTCTCCAATCCCTATCGAATCCAGTGGTCCGGGCTCAACGCCACGACCACATGGACACCCGGGGTGAACTCCAGCGATTTCCAGGACTTCCCGGACGGCGGCATCGTGCGCGGCGTCGCAGGCGGCGAGTTCGGCGTGATCTTTCAGGACGGCGTCATCCGTCGCATGGTGTACGCGGTCGGCGCGCCTTACGTGTTTCAGATTGACCGCATTGCCGAGGACAAAGGCTTGCTCGCCCCCTATTCGCTCATTCGAGCGGGGGACAAGATCTTCTTTCTGGCCTCCCAGGGCTTTCACGCAATGCTGTCCACCGGCATCCCGGAGCCGATCGGGAAGGAGAAGTTCGACCGTACGTTCTTCGGCGACTACGATCCGGCAAGCCTCCAACTGATCATCGGGGCGGCAGACCCGGAGCAAAGCCGGGTCTACTGGTCCTATAGATCGCTGACCGGAGCGTCGGGTTTCTTCGACAGGCTCCTCTGCTACGACTACGCGCTCGGCCGATCCTCGGTCGTGTCATTGGTCGGAGAATATATTGCAACGCTCTCGCGGCCTGGTTTTACGCTCGAAGGATTGGACTCCGTTTCGTCTTCGATCGATGCCTTGGCATTCTCTCTGGACGATGTCGCTCTGTCCGCACTGCCTAAAATCGCGGTCTTCGACAACAATCATAAGCTCGGGTTCTGCACCGGTCCCAACCTCGAGGCGACGCTCGACACGGCGGAGCAAGCCCTGGATGACCGCCGTGTCAGAGTGAAGGGCCTGCGCCCGATCACGGACGCGGCGACTTGCTACGGCGCGATCGGCACGCGCGAGAACACGCAGAGTGCTGTGGCTTACAGCGCCGAGCAGGCTGTCAACGGCAAGGGGCTGTGTCCCGCCAACGTCTCGACGCGCCTGGCGCGCGCTCGTCTGCGCATCCCGGCAGGCGTGGCATGGTCGTTCGCGAGCGGCTTCGAGCCCGCCTTTGCGCGGGAGGGCCGGCGATGACCGTCGGCACGCTCGCACCCAATGAAAGGGACCTCTACAAGATCGTCAACATCGTCCGGCAATTGGCGGAGGGGCGCAGCAATCTCGTCAGCGGGTACATCGAAACGCTCCTGGATGATACGGACGCCGCCGCGGCGCGGGCCACGCTGGGCATTTCGTCGGGCGCCTTCACCCCGGCGCTTGCGTTCGGCGGAGCTTCCACTGGCGTGACCTATTCGCTTCGGTCCGGCTCCTATCTCAAGATCGGCACGCGCGTGCTGGTCAGCGGCATCGTCATTCTCTCGAGCAAGGGCTCGTCGACCGGTACCGCTACGATCAGGAGCCTGCCGTTCACGGCGCAGGAATACGGCGCGTTGGCCGTCGAGGTCAACGGGACAACGTCCCCGGGCCCACCCCACGGGAACGTGACGGCGGGGGCAGCGTGGATCAACCTCGACTACTTCGCCGCCGGCAACGTGGCGGGAATGGACAACACGCACTTCGGAAATAATTCGGTCGTGTTCTTCGGCGGATCGTTTGTGACGTCTTGATCGACTTCGCGCCTCGTGAGCCAAACCAAATGACGGGTGATCAGCCGGAATGTCATCTTGTCTGCATTCCGCCCGATAAGGTCGCTCTGGTCTGGCCGCTCGCGCGCAATCTGATATTCGCCGCGATGAAACGCGGCGATCTGAGCTCTTTCGGTCCGGTCGAGGACAGCGTGCTGCGCGGCGATGCGCTGTTGTGGCTCGCCTTGACCTACGAAGATGGTGACGGTGTGCGCATCGACGCCGCGGCGGTGACCGAGCTGCATCGAACCGAATGGCGCAAGGTCTGCGTCGTCGTGGCCTGCGGCGCGCCAT